CTTGATGCCGAGATCCTGCAGCGGATGAAGACGCTAGGCATTCCGCCAGCCATCGAGCCGCTGATGGGGCCTGTGCTCGCGTCAGTGCTCGGGATGGAGGTGCGCAACCGCGGCGACTGGAAAGTCTCACCGCAGTCTCAGACGGACAGTGCGGACGTGGCGGACGCGCTCAACTACAAGCTGCACCAAGCCGAGCAGCGCAGCCGGGCCGACGTGGCGTGCTCCGAAGCCTTCAAGTCGGAGATCGGGCCGGGCATCGGGTGGGTCTATGTCGGCAGAGAGGAAGACCCGTTCAAGTACCAGTACCTCGTCGAGCCGGTGTCGCGCAACGAGATCTATTGGGACTGGTTCGCTAAGCCCGACCTATCGGACGCGCGATTCCTGATCCGGAGGCGATGGTTTGACAAGAGAGTCCCGGAGTTGGTATTCCCGCAGCACAAAGACCTGATCCGGCACACAGTCAGTTCGTGGTCGGAATATGGCCTCGGGCACCTGATCGACGACGGCGGGAAGCTGCCCGATCTGGCGTACAGCCAGGACCAGGAGCGCGCGTGGTCCATCGAGGAGTCTCAGTGGCGCAACACGGCGCAGAGCAGGGTGGCAATCTGTGAGTGTTGGTATCGGCGGTGGGATCGCGTGACGGTCATTCGGGCGCCTGATGGGCGCGTCGCTGAGTTCGATCGCAAGAACTCGGCGCACGTCGTCGCGGTCGCGAAAGGCATTGTCGCCGTAGAGCAGGCGATCGTATCCCGCGTCCGTCTGTCGTGGTGGCTCGGGCCGCACAAACTGGCCGACGTGGATCATCCGGAACAGCACGGTCGGATTCCATACGTGCCATTCTGGGGGTTCCGCGAGGACCGCACCGGCGTTCCGTTCGGCCTTGCGCGCGGCATGATCTATTTGCAGGATCAGGTCAACGCGCTGCACTCCAAACTGCAGTGGATGCTTGCGGCGCGGCGCGTCGAGCGCACACAGGGCGCGGTGGTCGGCGATGACGAGCAGTTCCGGCAGGAGGTCGCGCGCCCGGACGCTGACATCATCCTTGATGCCAAAGCGATGCGCGACGGTGGCATTTTCAAGGTCCAGACCGACCTGCAGTTGTCGCAGCAGCAATTTCAGCGCCTGGCCGACTCACGAGAAGCCATCCGGAGAACTGGCGGCATCTACAGCGAGTTCCAGGGACAGAATTCAAACACGACCAGCGGCGTGCAGTTCAATGCGCAGGTCGATCAGAGCAACCAGTCGCTTGCCGACATCCAGGACAATTTCAAGACGGCGCGTACTGCTGTCGGTCAGCTCCTGCTCGAACTGATCATCGCCGACACGATCGGCAAGCGCGAGGACGTTTTCCTTGACGGAAACCATCTTGTCGAGGACCGCACGATCTCTCTGAATTCCCCGGCCGTCGACGACGACGGTCTGGAGTATTTGGACAACGACGTTTCGCGGGTCGCGCTGTCTGTCGGGATTGACGACGTGCCGTCCGCGGCGACCTTCCGGCAGCAGCAGCTCAATGCGCTGTCCGAAGCCTTCAAGGTCATGCCGCCAACCTACCAGTCTGCCACGTTGCCGTTCATGCTCGCTCTGATGGACCTCCCGAATCGGGATGACCTGATCAGGGCGATCAAGGAAGCCGGCGCCGGAGCGTCGCCAGAGCAGATCGAGGACCGCATCAAGCAGGCTGTCGAACAGGCGCTAGTCAAGGCTCGCGCAGACATCGAAATCAGGAAACTGGAACAGCAGCAGCCGCTGATCGATGCGCAGGTCAGCAAGGTGGCTGCCGAGGCGGCCACCAAGGCTGTCGAAGGGTTCTTCTCTGCGACAAGGGCCGCGAACGAAATCGCGCTCATGCCGCAACTCGCGCAGTCTGCAGACCAGATTCTCAGTTCGGCCGGGATGCCTGACCACGATGCAGCGCCGCTCATCGCGCCAACGCCATCCGTGGTGCAGGGCGCAGACCTTCCGCAAAACACTTCGCCGTTATTCCCGGCGAATCCTGATGTCGGGATAAATTCCGGCATCGAGCAATCAGGAGCACAGCAATGAGCTTTTTGTACGAGTCCGCGGCGCGATATGGCGCAGTCACCCCGAGTGATTCTACCGTCCTGTCGTTCAAGGCGCTTTACATAGGCGGCACGGGGACAGTGGTCTTGAGGCAGGCCGGAAGCGACGTGGCAGCAGTCACGTTCGCCGCATTGCCTGCCGGCACTATCCTTCCGGTTGCCGGAAATCGAGTCATGGCCGCGTCGACGGCAACCAATATCGTCTGGCTCGACTGGTAAACGCATCTCAATCATGCTACAAAGGCACTGCCCGCCGTGATGGCGCGCATTCCGCAGCAGATGGAGGCTGCCGGCCCTTCGGGGCCCCAGCCATTTTTGTGTAGCACCCGCTCGCATCTCGCCCGCAGCACAAGCGATATGTGACCGGATGGCCCACCGTGATGGTGCGCCGATCCTGTAGATGGAGCGATTGATGGGAAAAGACCTGTCCTACTTCATGGAGCACCCCGACGAGTTCGAGGGCCTGTCAGACGAAGGTCGCATGCTGCTTTCCAACGGCGAAGCGATCGAGGGCGAGATTTCCGGCGATTCGCCCGCCGCCGACGAGACACCAGTGGAAGATCAGCAGGTCGAAGAAGGCGCAGAGCCGGACGCTCCGGCGCCCGTTGTCGTTGCAAAGGACGGGGTGCACACGATCCCGTTCGAGGAACTGCAGCGCGCGCGGGATGAAGCAAGGCTCTGGCAGTCGAGGGCCGAGGCCGCCGAGGCGGCAAGGCAGGCTCAGGCCGATCAGCCGGCAGATGCTGTCGATATCAAGGCGTTGCGCCGCGAACTGCGTGAAGCAACGCTCCTTGAAGACGAGTCGCGCATCGATGAACTGGAATCACAGATCGACGCGGAGTTGGCACGCAGGGCAGAAGCCGCAGCAATCCAGGTCGTCGAGCGGCGCAATGCTGAACAGGCGCTGGCGTCAGAGCAAGCCGAAATCGAGCGTGCAGCATCGTCGCTGGTGGCGAAGTATCCTGCTCTGGACCACACCAAGCCCGATACGGAAAACGTCGAGGCAATCGCGATGGTGCAAACCTTGAGTGCGCTGTATGCGCAGCAGGGTCGAGGCCGCTCGCAGGCGCTTGTCGACGCCGTTGGCAGGGTGGCAACCCTGTTCGGTTTCGATGCCGCCGCCACGGACGGCAGCGCCGACGCCGCAGCGAAGGCAGACAAAGTGATTGCCGCAGCAAGCGCCAAGGCCAAAGTGCCTTCCAGTATGGCCGGCATCCCGGCAGCGCCGACCCCGCCGACCGACGAAATCCAAGCCCTCAGCCAGATGAGCACGCAGCAAATCCAGGACAAGATGATGGACATGCCGCGCGAGAAGATCATGGCTCTTCTGGCCCGTCAGATGTAAGCAAATCGCAACCAATGTCCCGCCGTGATGGCGCGACCTTCCTCTTACAGGAGCAACAAACATGGCAACCACAACCGTAGCATATGGGTCTGACCAGCAGGTCAAGATCCAATCGGTCGGCCTGTTCGCCTCGTGCATGCAGCGCAAGACCGGACTGAACCGCATGGCTGGCAAGATGAGCAAGCAGGCCGACGCGAGCGGCAACATTCGAATGGCGTCGAGCAACAAAATGCCGATCGTCCGCGTTCAGGAACTCAACAAGTCGGCCGGCGACGAAGTGACGTTTGACCTCGTCAACCCGATCAAGGCGATCCCGATCATGGGCGACGAATGGGCGCAGGGCAAAGGCCAGGCGATGACGTTCTCGGCCGACCGTCTGCGCATCAATCAGGCTCGCTTCCCAATCTCTGCCGGCGGCGCGATGACGCAGCAGCGCACGCCGCATCAACTCCGCCCGCTGGCGCAGGATCAGGCGCTTTCTGCTCTCGAACGCTTCTCAGACCAGGCGACGCTGACGCATCTCGCGGGCGCCCGCGGATTCCACGACAACATCGAGTGGTGCGTTCCGGTTTCGACCCACGCCGATTTCTCGAAGGTGATGGTCAACACCGTTCGCGCACCGACGCGGAACCGGCACTTCCTGTCCACCGGGTCCGGGCTGGAGCAAGTCCCGACCGGCGGCTACACGATCGCGACGACAGACGTGTTCAACACCGATGTCGTTGACGGCATCGCGACGTGGCTGGATGGCATGCCGCTGCCGATTCCTGGGGTCGAGTTCCCGGGTGACGAGGCGGCGCAGGATTCCCCTGTCCGCGTGCTGATGGTTTCGGCAGAGCAGTACAACTCGTTCGTCAAGTCCACCAACTTCCGCACGCTGCAGGCCAACGCGCACACCCGCGGTCAGCTCGCGAAGAACAACCCGGTCTTCATGGGCGACGCGCTCATGTGGCGCGGAATCCTGATCATCAAGATGCCGCGTCCGATCAGGTTCTACCCGGGCGATACGGTGCAGTGGTGCGCTTCCACCACGTCGGCAACCGAGACCGCTGGCACCATTCCGGCGCTTGGCTCGGGTTATGCAGTCGATCGCGCAATTCTGCTCGGCGGCCAGGCTGTCGCCGAGGGCTTCGGTCGCCACAACGGCAGCGGTAGTTCGTATTTCACCGCCGAGGAGGTGACCGACTTCGGCAACCAGCGCGAGTACGTCGTCGGCGAGATCGCCGGCCGCTCGAAGATCCGTTTCCTCGTGGATCACGGTTCAGAACTGCAATACACAGACTACGGTGTTGCAGTCTTCGACACCGCTGTTCAACTGGCTGTCTAAGGAGGCTGAGCAATGGCAACCATCACCAAGAAGTTCCAGCGCCAAGAAACGTCGCACGCCGCTCCGTTCGGCAACGGCTGGCGCCAAACCTACACGTTCGAGACCAATTCGTCCGGGTATTTCCTCAACTCCGACACGCCGGGCGCGGCCGTTGGCAGTGGCGATGTGGTTCGGTTCGGCATTCTGCCGGCCGGAGTTCGTCTCCATGACGCACTGGTCATCATCTCCGACGCCTTCGCCGCCTCGACGACCTACAAACTCGGCTTCCAGTACGTCGACGGCGTCGATTCGACGGCGGTCCCGCAGGATGACGACTACTTCATCGTCGCTGGCACAGCGAGTTCGTCAGCGGCCCGCACGGCTGCCAACAACACCGCGGTTCGCCCAGTGACGCTGCCGAAGGAAGCCTACCTGATCCTGACCCGTGCCGGCGCCGCCGACTCTGCGGCCGGCATCATGGATGTCATCGTCAAGGGTACGCTGGTCGGCGTGTAACAGCAGTCAACATCCGCCCGGTGCCAACCAAGCTCCGGGCGGGCTTCACATGGAGCAACGATGCCAACAGCCATCGCATACGTCGGTCGCAGGCCGTTTCACAGGGACGTGACCTACGGTACTGGTGAGTGGGTCCAAGGGCAGAGCAAGGTCGTTGATGATGCAACGGCATTCCGCATGCTCAAGCACCACGACGTCTACACGGAAAGCGCGGACACCGGCGCCCAGGTCGTCGAGCAGAAGCCCGATGATCAGGACAACCAGGACGACGTGCAGGACGCTCTGGACGCCATCGGGCGCATGGACTCTGCGACCTTGTGTTCGTTCGTGTCCGATAACTTCCAACAGAAGATGGACCGCCGCAGGTCCGTCGAGTATCTGCGCTCCGAGGCGACGCGCATGCTGCACTTGTACGGGCTTGCGTCGTGAATCTCGGAGAACTGATCGCAAACTTCCGTGTTGATGAGCGCGACACGGCCGCGCCATACAACTGGCCGGACGAAGACCTGACTCGATGGTTCAACGAGGCGGTAGAGGAAGCAGCGATTCGCAAGAGCTTGATCATGGAAGAATTGACGCTGACCCTGACAGCAGGTGATACAGGCGTCACCATCCCGGCGCGGGTCGTCGAGGTTCGCACCGCAAGAATCGTCGAGGCGGGCGTCACCTATTGGCTTGACCCGACAGATCGGTACGAGCAGGACCGGCTGAACCGCGACTGGCGAGACCTCATCGAGCGGCCGACTGCTTTCATCCATGACGATTCGTCGATCACGCTCAACCGGATCGTGGCGGCGTCCGGGGAACTGAAGCTCGAGTGCTATCGCGTACCGGTCGACCCGATGGCGGACGACTCCGACGAGCCGGATATCTCCGCCGTGCATCATCGTCGGCTCGATGGCTGGGTTCGGTACCGGGCCTACATGGTTCCCGACTCGGACTTCGGCGACAAGAAGCGGGCCGAGCAGGGGCTTGCGGACTTTGAAGACTACTTCGGCCAGCGGCCGGACGCGGACCATCGGCGCAACAACAACGCCAATCGGCCGCACAGAGTGAAGGCGTGGGCATGAAAGACCAACCATTTGATCCGCGGGACCACGAGGCGTTTGTCCGTGAGATCGACGCGGCGCAGTACCACACAAATCTGCAAAATCTTCCCCGTGGTGTCATCCCGAAGCGTCGAGGGATGTCGATGGCACAGAGCATTGCGGCAGAAGGGGTGATCTACCAATCCGGCATCCCATTCTGGCTTCCTCCTGGCGATGGCGGTGCCAACGGCCTGAGCTTCACAGGCACTCGCGGGGTTTTCACGTTGAGTGCGGCAGCTCCAATGGCGGGACTTGGTTCTACTGTCCTGTCTGGTGGTTATATGTACCTTCCGTCAGGAGCTGGAGGTCTTGCAACGGGTGGGTTGTATTGGTTCGTCATGACAGACGATACAAACGGAGAGGTGTTTGCAGAAACTTACACTTCTGGCAAATCAGTTCGCGTTTCTTCACCAACTGCACTGCCAAACCTGACAGCCGGGAGAATTACCCAATCAACCTCCGAAATAAATCTTGAGTCGTTTGTCATGCCTGGAGGAAGTTTGGGTAACAACGGGATCTCAACGTTTTCATTTAGGTGGTTTACATCCAGCACAGCAGGTGTGAAGTCTGTTCGGTTGCGCACCGGGGGTGGTGTTGCATGGTTTTCAGGGTTGACGACAACTGCTAGCAATAATTTGACTGCGCAGTCAACCAGAAGCAACATGGCATCCCAAAGCCGGCAAGTTGGAAACAGAACCGGGTCAGGGTCTGGATGGGATTATCTAGGTGCCACAACGTATGCGTCTGACGTAACTACAGTTGACACATCTGTCGACGTGACATTCACAGTTACGGCTCAGGTTGCGGTTAACACTGATTCAATCGTGGTTATACCAAGGCTATTCGCAGTTCAGTACGGAGCATAACCAATGGCGATCACGAAATTCCCGAATACGGCCGCCGGAAAAGCCGCTGCAGAAGCCATTCCGCAACCAAGATACATTATGGAGGGTGCTAGGATTACGGTCTTCACCGGGGCAGACATCCCTCCAGTAGAAGCGACCGTCGACCCGGCGTCCATCGTCTTGACGACCCGGCAACTGATCCAAGGCGCGGACAATATTGCACGTGCCCACGCGCTGGCCATCGAGGGGTACATTCGCGGCATAGTCGGAGTCGATGCCAAAGACCAGGCAGACCAGATTCCGGCGACCGGCAACTACTCGCAGATCAAGTTCTGGCGCTGGAACAATCAGACGATCCGGCGCTCCGATGCGAACGTCAATGCGCTGCGCGTAGCAATCGGCGTCACTCCGGCTGTAATGGATCAAATCTTCGTCGCCGGCAGCGGAATGGACCCGTGACAACGAAACTCGCTCTCGCAGCAGGGCAGACCCATGTTGAAGTCGTGCGGTGGGAGTCGGATGTTGTCGCATACAAGGCGATCAGCGGGGTTTCCAATTCTGCGCCGGCATCAGTCACCGCTCCTGGACATGGCCTGAAAACTGGTTGGCGAGCAGCGGTTGAGGCGGTAAAAGGTCCGTCCGACATCAATGCAAAGAGCAGCCCTCCGCGCTCGTCCGATTACTACATCATTACGAGCACCGGGACTGACACGCTGACGCTGGATGGAGTCAACACAATCGGTATGCCGGCCTACGTCGGCGGCGGGGCGTTGCGGTATTTTGTTCCCAAGAGCATCGCAACGGCCACCGCGAGCATGGACATCGTTGATCGCTGGACACCGATTGCTCGCGGAATCTCGCGCCCGCATCTCGAAGACGAGGCATACGCAGAAGGCGACATCGTTCATGTTGTTCCAGGAACGCACTACGTCTGCACAACTGCCGGGACGTCAGACGTTTCGCGCCCTGCCGATCTGCTTGCCGGCGACGGAACAGTAACGTGGGCAGCCAAAACTGACTTTACCGGAACGACGGTGTATGTGAGCCTCAGCAACACCAGCGGAATCACGCTGAACGACACGGAGCACACGATCACGTGGACGGTCTCGGCATCCGATTTGTCTGGTGAGTATTGGACAACTGCCGTCGCGCAACTGGAGGTCACGGTGTCAGGGGTTGTGTCTCGCGTGGCCGAATACGCCATTACGGTGGACCATGAGACAACGAGGTAACGGAGAGATGCGCTGCGCCCGCATTGCCGCTCACTGGCTCATCTGCTCCGCCGCCCTTTCCTCGATGGAAGGCTGATCATGGAGTCGGTTGTTATTTCAGGCTGGCCATCGGGGATGGACAACATCCACGCCGACCACGAGACAACCAGGTAGCAATGTGATGCGCCGGTTTGCCCATTGGCTCGCCGCATCATCAGCCCTGGCGTTCTTCGCCATCTCGGCAACCGCCTTCTGCTTCGTCGTGTTGGCCGCTGTGGCAGCGGATCGCATCTGGCCGAACGCTGGCATGGGCAACTGCTGGACGCATGTCCTGCCGCGCTGGTGGAGGCGTGGAGGCTATATCGCGATTCGCCGCGCCGACCGCGTGTCGCTCTGCAAGTGGCTTCCCGTGCCACATGCGCTGCACATTGAGAGTCTGCCGCGACGTGGAGTCAAGCTGAGCCAGTTCGTTCCAACCAAGCGCAAGCAGCCGAGAGTCTGCCAAGCAGTGGTCGGCTACTACGCCGGCGAGGTCCGCACGGTCGAAGCCCCGCACAACGCAACAGAGGAGTAATGCCAAATGGGCGTTTTCAATGTCACACAGGCGATTTCAACGAGCCTCTCAACGGTGCTGCTCAACGCGGTCGACGCCGACGCTGCGGCCGGATACATCGAGTTCTACACGGGCACGATGCCGGCCAAGCCGGAGACTGCGCCTGGCGGCGGGAACACCAAGCTTGGTACTTGCACGTGCTCTGTCACGTCAGGCACTGTCGCTAGCGGGGTCTATACGTTCTCGGCGATTACGATGGACTCAGCCGCAGATGCCGATGGGACTGCTGCATGGGCACGTGTACGGGATGGCGCGGGCAACGCCTGTTTCGACGTGGATGTCTCGGTGACTGGCGGCACTGGAACTGTGCAGATGCCAACAACGTCGATCAAATCTGGCGGCCCCATCGCATTCAACAGCTTCACCATCAAGTTCTCGCCTGGGACGTGGTGATATGGCTGACTTCGGGCCGCATGCAGGGGATACCAGATCGAGCGTAGGTCTTGTTGCGATTACTCCGCATGCCACGGCACACACGAAAGGATCTTGGGCCACGCAAGATGGCTCAACGCCTGATCGCGTCGACGGTCTGTACATCACCCCTGTCTTTTTTGGCGACAACAGCACGCGCAGGACTGTGCTTGTCGACGTGGGAGTGGGGCCTGGCCCAACGACGCTGATCAGTAACCTGATGGTCTGCCCTTCGCATGTGGCGAATAACTCGCGAGAGGTCGCGCAACACGCATATTTTCCGGTCGCGTTACCGCCATCTGAATTGTTCAAGATGCGCGCTCAGTCAAGCATGGCATCGCATCCTGACGTGTACGCTTACGTCATGCCAATGAAGTCAGGGTTGCCGTGCGTAGGGTCTGTCGTTGACACATACGGAGCAGATACCGCGAACTCACGAGGAACGACTTTAACCGCATCTGGGACAGATAACACCTATGGGTCGTGGGTGCAGCTCACGGCGTCCAGCGAACGCGTCAAAGCAATCGTGTTGGCGTTTGGGCACGGACAAGCCGATTGGTCCGCGTTTACAAACCAGTGGGCCATTGTCGATATCGGGATAGGTGCGGCGGGTTCGGAGATGGAGATTCTGACGCTTGCCGACTTGGGGGCGTCTTCTGGCACGCAGATTCTCGCTCAGCAGTGGTACGGCCCTTACTTTCTGGACATACCAGCCGGGACACGCATTTCTGCCAGGGTGCGGAAGCAATACACTTCTGCCAGCCAGCGGACAATCGACGTGATTCTCTACGGGATTCGATAGCATGGCACTTGTCACCAATGGAACGCAGACCGCGACGATTTCCACGAAGCACCAGCTTTACACGACGAGCACGGACGGCGTGTATGCGCTCGGCGTCGACACCAGCGCGATGGCGCTCGGCGACGTACTCGAGCTGTACGCAGAGGCCGATTTTGAGTCCGGCGGCACCAATCGGCAGGTTCTGTTCGCGACGTACTCCCACGTGCAGGCTGACCCCGGCAAGGTGTCAATCCCTGTCATCGCCCCGTTTGGTGTGACATTCCATCTCAAGCAGACCGCCGGCACTGGTAGGGCATTTCCGTGGTTCGTGGCTTCCGTGTAAGCCCTTCTGCCAGAACTACTGCCGCCCTGTCACGGGCGCAGATCGCGTTCGGGAATGCCGTTGTATCACCAGTCGGCGAAGGTCTGGCCACGCAGTTCATGGCCACCGTCGATGCCGTTGTCTCGCCGGTTGGTACTGGTGTTGCAACGCAGTTCATAGCTTATGGCGCTTCTGTCGTTTATCCGGTTGGCACCGCCAGTGCAAAATTCGGATGGTACGCAGACGGCGCAATCACCATCACGCCAACCGCGGCAGCCAGCGCGGCATACGTTCATCAGGCATCCGGCTCCGCGAACATCTCTCCGATCGCAGCAGGCACAGCGAAGTACGTCTATCAGGCCACTGGCGCAGCGACGGTTCAGCCGCTCGCCGCGGCGAGCTCGCAGATTCCGACCATCAGTGCGACTGGCGACGCCATCATCGTTCCGATGGCTTCTGCAGTCGCGATTCATGGCGTGTTCGCTGTCGGCTCCGCCATCATCTCGCCAATCGGCAGCGCACGAGTCAATGCGCTGCACCGGTGCGGCTCCGTCATCGTCCTGTCGCCAATCGCCGCAGCACAGGCAACGCACACCCCGCCAGCAGCGCGCCCGATCAGGTGCCGCGGCCTGGCCATCATCAGACCAATAGGGCAAGGACAAGCCAGTGCCTAGCAAACCAATCAGCTTCGGGCCGTGGAAGAAAGGCATCGTCAATACGGTCGCCCAGTTCTCGATGCCGAAGGATGCTGTTCTCGACGCTCTGAACGTCGATTTCCTGAATAACGGATGGGGGCGATCGAGGCCGGGCTTCGGCCCTGCGACCCCTGTCGATCAGGGTCACTCGCTCAGCACGGCTGGCAGTACCACGCTCATGGTGTTTGGCGAGGATCTGGTAGTGCTCGAGACCGTGGCGCCGCTGACGACGACGACGCTGCGCACTGGTCTTACTGCCATGCGCCCCGTCAGCTACGCCGAGATGGCCGGCGAGGTATGGTGGAGCAACGGCGAGGAAAGCGGGCGCTGCAACGCGGACCACACCGACTCTCCGTGGGCGTTTCCGACCCCTGCGAGTGCGCCGACGCTGGCATCCAACCTGTCCGGCACGTTGCCGGCAGGGTCGTACCGGGTTGCGATCACTCATGCGATGCTCGACGGCGAGGAGTCGGCGGCAAAGCTTGCGGCGGTCGACCTGGCTGCCCAGGGCGGAATCACCGTGACGCTGCCGGCGGCACAGACTGGCGTCGACAAGTTCGTCGTCTATTGCTCAGGGCCAGACGGTGCCGTCCTGCAGCGGTATTCGACCGTTGCGGCTGCAACGGCCAGCGTGTCTATTTCTGCGCCCGCAGAGGGCCGTTCTGTTGGGCAGAGGGCGTTTCTCTCGCCGCTTCCTGCCGGAGACACGGTGGCGTTCTTCAATGGCCGCTTGCTGTCTGCGAGCGGGCGAGTCCTGAGCTATTCGGACACCTACGATTTCGGCCTCTACAACCCGGCGAAGAACTGGATCATGTTGCCGGATGAAATCCGCGTTGTTGCCCCATGCGAGAACGGGGTTTTCGTCGGCACGGCATCTGCTGTCTATTGGTACGCAGGCACGGATATCGCGCAGGCCGAGGTGTTCGAGCGCATCAGGTCGTCATCCGTGCGCGGTACGGTGTTCTTCCATCCCAACGGAAAGGCGGTCGGGTGGATGAGTGCGGACGGCATGCTGATCGGCACGCCGGACGGCGCCATCACATCGCCGATGCGAGCAAACGGATTCCTTCCGCCAGAGGCCGAGCACGGCAACGCTTTTGTACTGGAGCACAAGGGCGAGACGCACGTCATCTTCTCGCTCGACTCATCGGCGCGATACCCAGCAAACGTCGACCCGGGATTCACCGCTGCGCGCGAAGCCTACGACGACGAAATGGGCGCACTGTCCGTCAATCTGGCGACAGGAGCGGCGAGCCGCTACGGTGGCGCATGGGTGTTCAACTCGCTGGCGCAGATCGGCCGGTCGGCCTACGGCATGGATGCGGCAGGGCTGCGCGAGATTGTCGGCGGTGACGACGACGGCAACCTGATCGAGTGCGTACTCGACCTTGGCAAGCCGTCTGTCAGCGGGCAAATCTGGACCCCGATCGCCATCTACGCCTATGGCGAGGCCACTGAGAAGCTGACGCTCGTCGTCGTGCTTCCAAGCGGGCAGGCATATGAGTACCTGTCGCACAAGTCGGCGCCGGACGCGCAGTGCATGCGCTTCCAGCCTGGCAAAGGGCTGCGGGCGGTCTATCACTGGCTACGGCTGACGAACATCCCGTATGGCGGCGAATTCACGCTGGCGCACGTCGAGGCACTGCCTGGCGTTTCGCAGAGGAGAATCGGCGGGTGAAGTGGCCCAACGACACCAAGGATTTCGCTCTGCCAGTCCGTGATGTCGACGTCGGGCAGCCGGCTGAGTCGGGGATGCGCCTTGGTGTCTCAGGCATCAGGACGGTCGAATGGACGCAGAACGACGGGTCGGTTGTTCGCCTGTCGCACCGCGGCGGGCATCCGATCTTTGAGAGCGCGCATGGGGCTGGCGCCGGAGATGGCAACGAGACCTATCGCCGCGGATTCGTCGCCGTCGTCCCGGGCGCGACGACCGGCACGCTGTTCAACCCCTACACTCTGGACGTCGTACAGCACGGGTTCAAGCCGGCCGGCGCTCTGTACTACGTACTCGACTTCAAGACGACATGGAATGTTTCGCCGACCGACACGACGGATTGGGCCGATGTCATCGTGTTCGACAACGGCAAGGTGCTCATCAATGGGCTTCGCATGGCGCCGCCGCTGCAGGATTTGGCAAGCATTCCGGCCGGCAGCATCCCGTACTTCATCAACACGGGCCTGACCGATCAGTACGGACGCACAGGGGACCGCAGGGTCTTCGCCATCAACCGCGAACTGGTCAAGTCGTGGGCTTCGAGCGGGGTCACGGACACGCTGACGCCGACGACTCCGCGCACGGACGAGAAGGCGCTGACAATCGGACCACGACCGGTGCGCGCGACACATCGCGCATGGCTAGCGCAACTCTACTACTCCGGGTCTTCGGCGACGGACGACGCTGGTACGTGGGCGTTCTCGCAGCGCGAGGTCAACATGATGCTGGCCTCGCCGTTCCTGTCGGGGACGAACAGCAGTTCGAGCGTGGACATGACTCCTCCTTCGCTGGCGAGCGCAGGGACAGACACGACGGCCAGAGGAACACCGATCACGCTACCGTCAACGCCAATTGCCCTGAAATCGAACGATGCACGAATCGTGCAGAGTAACCAGAATCTGCGCATCATCTACTGGTATTGGGACTCGACGTTCTCATCCCCGCTGCAGGCGCAGGAGTACGGCAACAACACGCGGCTGACGTACTCTGGCAGCGGAGCATCGTCGGTCACACAAGCCGGCGTGACGCTCGACTTCGCGTGTAGCAACGTGAAGACATGGGATACGCGAGACATTGGTCTGGTGATGGACAACCAGTACATCCAGATCGCAGCGTCTGGCCAGTATGCGTCGTACTCCGGTCTGTCTCTCGATGCTGACGCAACGAACCTGATATGGAGTGACACCTATGCTCCTCTTCGTGGTGTGCAGAGCGTATGGGTTGATGATTACCTGATCTCTCCGGCTGGAACGAACCCGATCCGATACTATGAGGACCAGACCATCTCTGCGACTATTGAGGCGAACGGATCAATCCTGTTGGTCAGCGTATCGGCGTCTTCAAGCACATCTAGCGGTGGGGCGTGGAACGTCACGCCGAACACGACTCACTACAATGCGTTCATGGGACAGGCGTCAACGTATCCAGGCCATACGTATGGGATGGGAATAGGCGGGCGGTTGCAGTTGGACGCAAAGTATTACCCGGCGAGCGACATCATTCCGGTCAACGACTACTACAAGCAGAATCCTTCACCGCCGCCGAAGCAGACTCCTGCGGTTCTGGCAGAGATCGATGCGTCATTCGACGCCAAGGCCACCGAGTACCAACAGCAGACGTACTACGACTGTGAGAACAGCAACGGTGACTCTCGGTACAACTTCTACTCGGCGTCTAGCACTGCGTCTGTGAACAGGAGCGCGAAGTCTCTGACATTGGCAACGCGCGATTTCATCGCGTTCGACGAAGACAACGGCGTCTACATCAGCGTCGACGGAGAGTTCTCCGGGCAGGATGCGGATGCGACGCTCACAGTGTCCTTGGTCATCGAGACGCGCCACCACTCGACAACCATCCAACTGCTGACGCGCGACTACTCGTATGGCGACCTGCTGCCAGAATACGAAATCGGCTCGACCGGCAAGTACGCCATCCCGTCGCCGCAGATTCGGGCCATGTTCGCCCCGTTGTACCGCGAGCAGGGTTCGTTCAAGGGAGCGCACTACGTCACGCAGGCCGAGGAAGGTCTCGGCGCCACGCCGGCGCACCTGTTCAACTTCAGGCTGATCCTGCACACGCTGTCCGATGCCGGCGAGGTCAACGAGCTGAACGCGACCGACACCAACGTCCACTTCGTGCCGTTCAACCTGCTGGAGATGCTGTACTGCTTCGTCTTCTCGCAGGACTACGGGGTCGGCGCTTCGACCGGGCAGCGTTACCCAGTGACGTTCACCACGAGATTCAACGACCTCGCGACAAACCTCTTTGGCGTCCCGTTTGATGTCGCCGTCCGGGATGGGACAATAGGCGACTGGACACACGCGCTGCACTCGTCGTTCGTCGGCGTGCATGGCGCATCACTGCATAGGGTGTAGCAATGACTGACCTTGTTGAATCGCCAATTGGCACCATTCCGACGATCGCCATCGACACGTCCGGGCTTTTCACTCCTGGCGCAGCCTATGCGATCAAGCTCAATGCCGACTTGGTGAACGGCATATGGGATCTGGCGCAAACCAAGGCGACGGACTTCGCGACGCAGATCGACGGACTGGTCAACGCCACGACCGGCTGGCTCGTGAACAACCCGGTAGCGAACATCACCGCCGGCGCGATCACGGCGGCGTCGCCGACCGAGCCAAGCATGACCATTGCCGACACCAGCACGGCGCTCGTGGTCAATGACTTCAACTCGGCGGCATCCGCCATCGTGTCGGCGCTGTACTCGCGCTTCTCGACGTTCATCAGTACATGGTTCCCGGACGAGCAGGCGACCTACGACGCCGCCGAAGCGTGGCTTGTCGATGCGATCGGGAACACCACGAGCGGCGCCATCCCGGCAACGATCAGGACGGCGATGATTCAGGACGGGCTGGCGCAGATCGCCGCAGACGAGGCGAAGGCGCTTGAGGAAGTCGATGCGGCCTGGGCTGCTCGCCGCCATCCGCTGCCGTCTGGTGCGCAGACCTATGCGGCACTGCGGATCAACCAGGCGGCGCTCGATGCGTCTGCGGCGCTCACTCGAAGCGTGACGATCAAGGATTTCGAGTTGACCTACCAGAAGGCGCTTGAGGCTGTGCGGATGGCGATGGCGAACCGTCAGGCTGTGCTGACGGCGGCGCGCGAGTACATGGCGCACGAGATCACGGGCGATCAGATCGGGCTGCAGGTGACGGACACGGCGCACCAGTCGAGCGTCCGGAAGCTGAGTGCCGCGTACCAAGCCTACGCGACGCGCATCAACGCCAGCGAACTGCTGCTGAAGATCGACCAAGCCGACGAGGGGCTGGCGTTCGAGGCAGCGAAGGCGAACCAGATGAAGGATGTCAAGAACGTCGATTCCTACGTCGAGGCGTTCATGGCGCAGGCACAGATGCTCGCGCACCAAGTCACGGCGATGCTGAACAACGTGCGTGCCGGCGGGTCCAGTTCGTATTCGGTATCCGGCTGACGATGGTTTCCGTATGCCGCCAATCATGGCAGTCTTGCGTGACAATCGGCATGCTCAGGTGGCGAGGTAGATGATGAAGCGACGGAAGTGCATGGCAGATGGCGGAGTGCTCGAAAAGGCAAATGAGCGCGTCCGCCAGGCGGTCGGCGGGATCGCCGCTTTTCTCAATGTCGGCAGGCCGGCCACGACCGAGATCGTTTCTGGTGGGCGCACCAATGTTCCAGACGGCAGGCAGATCGTTCAGGCGGACGATCGGGCCGACATGCCGCAGGATCGCAACCCGCGGCGCTTCGCCGATGAGGTCGATCAGAGGAAGCAGGCCCGTAGTGGCGGGTACGAGGCAGGAGGAATCCTGCTGAACGACAGCGCAGACCGACTCAACCAGCAGGCGCAGGTTGCGCCAGGTGGCATCGCCTCGTTTCTCTCCGGCATACAGGACGCCATCCGCGTTCCGACTCAACCTATCGGGCCCAGCCTTGCTCAGTCTTCCGCACCGGTTGGAATGTCGCCGCAGTCGCAAGGTCTGCTGACTGGCATCAGGGACTACAGCACGACGCCGGCTCAGCTTGCCAACAGCGGCAAGCCGGCGTTCGTGAACGAGGACGGATCGCCTCGCAACATGGGGCAGTCCGTCCAGACCGTCGCGCAGCAGCCGATCATGACCATGAAGGAGCGCGACATCGCCGCCGGACTAGATCCGAATCGGGCGTATCGCCCTGGCTCTGCTGCAGACCCATACGCTTCCGGGGTTGGCGCTGCCGCCACGGCGCAGCAGTCATCGTATCCTGCCGATCTGGCGAGGAATCCTATCGCAGCGGCTCCGGCCCGGCGTCCGCGTCGGCAGGTTGGATATGCCCGCGGCGGGATTCTGCCGGTCCTGGGCATCGGATCGGGAACGTCTGACAGCATTCCGGTCGTGCTTGCGGGGCACAAGGTCCGCGTGTCGAATGGCGAGGGCGTCGCGGTACTTCCGAAGAAGACGATGGACACCCCGGGTGCCGTTGCGGCTGTCGAGAGTCTGATCGAACAGACAAACGGCAAGCCGCCCGTGCCGATGAAGGATGGCGGCGAGTACGCTGGCGGGGCTCTGCCGGTCAGGCAGTACCCTGACGAAATCGACGTTGCACGCGGCCTGATGGAAACAGAGAACGCTAGGGCGGCGGATGCGGCGGCCAGAGCAAAGGCTGCTCGGGCGGGAGCGGTTGTTCCTGTTGCTGCTCAAGAAACGTATCGACCGGACTGGACGCAGCCGCGCAACGTTCCAGCTCAATTTTCGCATCCAGCAGTTGAAGGGGTTGTCGAAACAGTCGCAGACCAACGTGCGGCCAGCATGGCGGCGCAACCAAGGGCGCTCAATGCCCCGACAAACGTCGTCCCGCCAATATCGCAACCGAACTGGACCTCTGGCGGGAATCCGCCAAACGTCGGGCCAATTGGCGGTGGGCAGTGGGCAAACCAAGGTTGGAACAGCCCGCCAGGGCGGTCCACAATGCCGCAAGGGAGCGGCATTCAAAGCGTGTTGCAGGCGCTTCCTGCTCCTACGCCAGAACTGATGAAAGCATCCAGTGACGCAAGAACCGCTGCTGGCGCAAAGGCTGCCGGGCGGGCGTCCAAAGAGGCTGCAGCGTATGCCAGCAGGCCGGCGTTTGAGACATCGCCGTGGGCGAATGCTCGACCGAATGCTGCGATCGCCGGGAAAGTGCTCGGTCGAGTCATTCCGGCGGTAGGTGGGGCGATCTCTGCAGCTAACATTGCTGATGTGGCGACAGATCCGAACAAGACCAAGGCAGACGTTGCTACGCAGGCCGCACGCGAGGCAGGCGGATTGGGAGCAGCGGTAGCAGGTGGCGCGCTCGGAGCAAAGGCTGGCGCAGCTCTTGGCGTGCTTGGTGGACCGCTTGCTCCGATCACCGTTCCGGCAGGAGCATTGGCCGGCGGCATTGTTGGAGGCTTGGCATCCAATTATGGCGCAAACGCTTTGATGGATCTTGGCGGAGATGCGCCAGCCAAAGACGCTAACGGTGTCGTGACGCAGTTTTTTGGCGGGAGTGCACAGCAACCAACTGTTGATCCGGTTCGCGCAAGGCACAACGCCATTCTGAACAGCGGGGCAGCAGCAGGATCAATCAATCTGCCAATCACACAGGCAGCCAAGCAGACAGCTTTCGCCAACACCGATGCCGCGCGGCGTGTTGCTGCCAACGAGGATTCCGGAGCCGCGATGCACAACGGCATCGTCACGTCCGAAATGGGCAGAGGCTTCGACCCGACGAAACTGACGATGGCCCCTGGCTACGGCATGGCCTCGAACGCTGCCGGTAAGACGTTGAGTATCGGCCCGAGCCAGTACGTCGCCGCTGACGGTTCGCAGACCTCTCGATGGGAAGACACGCAGGCGTACAAGGATGCGATCGCGCGCAACGAGGCGGACAAGATGCGTCTGGCAGAAATGCAGTCTCGCCGGCTTGGAACTGATCCGATGGCGATCCAGACCGCAAGGCAGGGCATTGCAAGCGCGCTGCTGGCGAACAAGGCGCAAGAGGCTACGATGCAGCGGAATGCGTACATCCAGTCGCTCGTCACCAAGGCTGCCGCTGAGACGGACCCATTGAAGCAGCGCGCCATCATCGATACGGCTCTTGCCGCTCAAGGCAAGGACAGCAAGCATGGCAAGAATCTGCAGGTGGTCGACCTGGGCGAATACTCCGTGCCTGATGGCATTGGCGGCCTGAAAGTGGTCAAGCGCGGCCAGGCGCTCTACGACGCGGACACCAAGCAGGTTATCCCGATCACGCCTGGGCAAGGTGGCGGCGCCGGGGGTAGCGCGCCGCAGCAGTCGTTCGCGTCGCAGGCAGAAGCCGAGGCTGCGCAGAAGTCAGGAAGGATCAAAGTCGGCGATGTTGTGATCATCGGTGGCAAACGCTTTGCAGTGGAGTAACTGATGGCATTCAAGCCGCTAGACGACGCGCCCGCAGGATCGGTATCGTTTCGCCCTCTTGACGACACGGAAGCAACAACCCCAACCGCCGCCGACTACCTGAAGGGTGCAGCATCCGGCGTTGGCGGCTTGGTGTCTGGCATCGGCTATCTCGCCGAGGCTGCCGGGGCGAATCAGCTTGGTGGGTCCATTCGCGGGATCGGCGACACCACACAAAGGTACTGGCAGGACTCGATGACGCCGGCCGGCCAGCGTGCCGCGCAGTCGCAGGTGTTCGAGGAAGACCCCGGGGCGACAATCCCCGTGAAGCTTGGCGATCGCTGGGGCCAGGCGCTCGCAATGGGCGCTGCGCAGTCTGCGCCGTCGATGCTTGCCGCTGCCATCCCCGGAGGAATCGCCGCTGCTGGTCTGCGAGGCGTTGCCGGCATGGCGGCATCACGTGGCATTGGCGGTGCGCTCGCGCCGCTTGCTGCCGGCACGGCTGCGCCGATTGGCGGATGGGCTACGAAC